CCTTTAAACCCTTTGACTGTGTTACTTCGAAATCAAATGAAGCGTCATAACTCATAGTTCCATTTACATTCATAGAATAATTGTAGGATGTTAATTTCGCGTCTTCGATTCTATAACTCATTAGTTTCCCGCTGGCCTCTAGTTGTAAATCAAACTGATAATTTTGATCAGAAGATAAAACTCCTGTCATAGATCCACTTTCTAAACCTGAAACTAGAGAGGAAACAGAAAATGTTCCATTTGCTGGAAACTGTCTTTGTCTATTATAAGCGTAATCATTACCTAATCCGTAAGAGGAAACCCTTGGTAGTGATACATTCATATCAACAGACTGAACTAAATGTGTTCCAGAAATTTCTTGACCTCCAACTTGCAAATTCTGTAAAGTAACATCACTATTAGGATTATTTGGATTGACTATAGGAGGAGCCTTTTCTAAACTCGCGCTACTTGATTCTATATTGAAATTAAACCTTGTTCTTCCCACATTGTCATTATTACCTCCAGTTAAATTTATGGCTGGAGACTGCATAGATGTGCCAGTTAATTTATCAAATACTGTATTAGAGCATATGTATTGAGTGCTAACTGATGGTAAGGAACCTACAGAATAACTTAAACCATAAGAGGTAGCGAAACAATTACCAAAAGCAATAGCGTCATCGCCATTAAAATTTTGACCTCCAGCGGTCAAAAATTCTATTTTATCTAAAAAAGCATCTTCTGCATTTTCTGTTATCAACACAAAAAAATTTGTAGAATCCTGTTCGTTGGTGTCGAAAAAGTTTTTAAATGAAGAATTGGGTTTTGTGCTAATAAATCTTCCTTGAACTTCATTAGCAAAACTAGGTTCAGGAATATATGTAATATTTAATGATACATCTGGCTGTCGAAAAATATCATTAGTAGAAAAATCTTGAGAGCCAATTTGCTTCGACTTCTGTCTTTCATATCCTATAGAATATTCTAAACCCTGTGTTATTTTGTGTAATAACAAGGATTGATCCGCAGTGCTGAAAGCCACAGTAGATTCTGAAGTAGCTACTACAGAATTATAACTTTTTACAATATTTCTCGCCATTTTATGTTCCTGTTGGAATTACGCCCATAGGGTCTTCTTTTAGTTCTACACTAAGAGTATTAGAATTAACGTAGTTCCATGTATGAGTCCACTTAGGGCTATAGTATACTTTTGGTCTGTTGTAAACAGAAGGAATTTGATGTTTGAATCTACGATAACCACCTTTATTCTCTAAGAAGTGGAGCATTGTTTTTAATTGTTTGTCAGAGATATTATTAAAACTATAATTCATATCGAATGTAGCGATATTATCGTTAGTCTTTAATCTCTGAGTGAAAGAGTTTTTATATTCTAGCTTATCAGCTTTAATTTCAACATTGTTTTGAGTACCGATATCAGGCTCAAAAAAGAAATCTTGCGTCCACATTGATGTCGCTCCTGTTGGAGAGTTAGATTGCGTAGATGTATGATCTCCTGTGCAATAATAAAAGTTATCCAACTTGTTTTGGTTCACACCTGTATAAACGATGTCGTATTCTTCATAAGCCTCAGAATAATTATAATCATCAAAGGTTAAGTTTGGGAAGCAACCCATACCAGACCACTTCAATAAAGTAGGAGCATGATCCACAGTCAAACTAGTTGCTACTTCGAAGTGTTGATTATTAATAAAATTAATAGCATAATTATCGCAGAACCCCGAAACAGTTTTGTAAATACCCGAGTTGTCGGGTTTAAATTCTATAGGTAGATACCCAGATTGAGCTTCGAAAAAGTTAGCTAGCTTTCTAGCATTAGTCTCATTGACTTGATACTTTAAGGAAAACCTAGCTACTAAACTATCGACAGAAAGAGGTATTAAATTATAATAAAAATCATCAGTGACATAACTATGATTCTTAGCTTCGAATTCTACGGTAGATCCATAAACTGGCGTAAGGCCAAGACCTGCTAGTTCTGAAGGCGAGGCTATACCGCTTATGTTGCGATCCCTGTTGTAAAATAAGTCTTCACTCATGAGTGTCCAATATAGTTAAGGGTTAATCTTACAGACCCATCTGAACTACTACTCAATTGTTCAGAAACAAGCGATGCGTTAGGTATCGATAGCTGTTGAATTGCATCTCCATCTCTAGATGATAGTGAAAAACTTACAGTCTTATCTTCTCTCTCATCTAAGAAATTAAAACCGCTCTTCAGGAAAGTATCATCGACTTCCATTTGCACAGAAGCGGTATATTCAATAGGATTGATATGTTTCACTTCTACTGGAGTTTCGGAACCTATAGTGTAATAAGGTATTTTATTAATTGTTAAAGAATAATCAAATCCAATAATTCTATTACTAGTACTATTATCACAAGTAGCACTTATAGATCCTTGGCTTGGAATATAAATAGGGGTTGTTACTGAGCCAGTAGCATTAATCCCACTCTTCATTTCATCGTAAACAACAAAAGATGTATTCACTTTGGGTATCGAGCCTACAGCGCAATTAACAGAATAAGAAGTTAAATACCCACTATTAAATCCATAAGAAGTATTATTTTTATAATTAAAACTCCCCTTCATAGCCTCGGATTCTCCCGTGAAAGCTAGGATGGGGTCTTCATACATGAGATTCCTCGAAAAGGAAACCGTTTGACTTGTAGCTCCTCCTACTGTGGTCACACCACGGATTGACCCCAAAGGCTTTGTAACATTACTGCTATTAGAATAGCCTATGTCAAGACTATTGACCCCCGAAAGCTCTCTAGCGCTAGGGCTTCCATCTGCCCCAGCGATAAAGAAGTGACAATCGTAATTTAGTGTTGTTCCGTACATTATGCTCTAGCTTGTCTTAGTGATCCCCCCAGTCTTTTTTCGTCATCAATCACTTGTTTAACCACATCTTTTATTTTCGTCGCTAATGAATTTTGTTGATCGTCTCCATTACCTTGAGAATTAGATGAACCATCAGAGTTTACGGTAATATTAATCACAGTCTCTCCTGAATTATCAGAAACAGAAATAAGCTCATCTAGTTTACCTACTACATCTCCAGATCCTCCACCAGAGCCTGAATTAAGAGCGTTTAAATTACCCCTACCAATTTTCTGAGTGGCGGCAGCATTCATGACGAACTCGCCACCAGATAACATGGATGGGATAGTGTCTACCCCAGCTGCATTAGGGACATATCCGCCTGTAGCATATGGCCTTTCATCAGCGTATCGAATCTTTTTAGGCATATCTAACCCCTCGCCTACTTTCGAAATGTCTACTTTTGGACCAAACACATCCGTAAGTTTTTTGAATCCAAAGCTGGCCCCAAATGACAATAGGGAATTCTTCAAAATTTCAGAGAATCCACTACCTTTTTCTCTCGCTGCTTTTTCTTTTTCCATCTGCCTAGTAAACAGGCCAAACGCTTTTTGCTTGGAGGCTTGCTCTCTTTGGAATGCTGGACTGTTTCTACGGCCAAACATCGTCAGAGCGGCGCTCTGAGGCTCTAAACCTATAGAGGCGAAGCCTGAACCAGAACCAAATCTATCAGAAGCTCCTGTAGTGAATGATTGTGTTGCAAAATCTAATAGATTACGCGAACCCTTCATAGCTCCTTGGCCATAAGTTCCTGGGGTAAACAATCCTCCTCTAGCCATAGCTGGTATGTTACCCGAGTTCAAAGAGTTCATAAATCCAGAACCGTATTTCTGAACAGCACTTTTTTTCATCACGAATTCTCCACCCATAAGCAAAGCTGGCACATCGTCTTTAGATCCTGAACCTCCAGTGACTGGCCCACCAGAAGCGAAGAAGTTCCCTGTAATGTTCTTAAACGCAGCAGACATATTACTTTTAGCTTCTCCAAGGAAGAAGTTCGAAGCAGCCTGTTTCAACACATCACCTAAGTCTTGACCTTTAGCTATAGCATCTACTAAACCATCACTGATTGTATCTACAAATGTTCTAGCATTTTGCACCAAAGCCCTATCTAAACCTTCTTGTATTTCTTCTGCGGTAAAGTTAAATTCATTTTCAAACAATTCAGCTCTTGATGTACCGATGGCTAATCTCTGTTTCTCTAACTCTATGAGCTGCGCCCTAAGACCTATAAGATCTTTTTCTTTAGTTATGCCATCTTCTTGTTTTACGGCTATTTCTGTTTTAAGAGCTAATTCTTTAGCAAGTATATCTTTATTCTTTATTGCGGCTCTCCGCTCTGCACTAGTTCTCGCTAATGTAATTTTATCTGTCGCTCCCCTTAGAGCTACTTGATCTGAAGCTCTGGCCGTAGCTCCTGCTCCACCAGCTTGTGCAGATTTTGTGAATAATTGTTCATCTATATTAGAGATAGCGCTAGATCCATCTCTAACCATCAAAAGATCTAGTTTTAATCCTTCTGCAGACTGTCTCAGATCGCGAGTGAAATTTGTTAGAAGGTCATTATAGGTTTTAAATCCTTCGATGTATTTTTCTTGCTCGCCTCTGACTCTTTTTAAAGTTTCCCCTTCCATTTCACGAATCTCTAAATCGACTCGACCTTCGAGCAATTTTTCACCTTCAGCTCTACTTGCCTTTCGAGCTGGATCAGGTACAGTTTCTACCCCCGTTTTCATATCTTGTTGGACAAACACTTTACCACCTACTTCACTTACTTGAGGTTTAGTTCCTTCTCCCATCAATTTAAAGAATTCTGCAACTTTACCCAAACCGCTTACCCCCAAATCATTGAGAGCTGTTACTAATAAATCGATATCATCCGCGAGGTCGGCTGGAGCTGTTTCTTTCATATTTATCAAAGATTTTTTCGTTTCATCCAAGAGGTTTCTCGTCGCATCTAACTCTGCATTCTCCTGCTCCTGAGAGAGAAACTCAGTTTCTTTTCTAAATGCTTCTGTAGGAGATAAATTTGGATTTACCTTAGCCCTGTCTACTCTAAGTTCTGTCTCTCTCTCTTTCTGTGATATTTTTCTCCTAATTCTAGCTCTTTCAATTTCAGTAATTTGAGAGTCTACTTGATTACTCAATCGACTCGCAGCCGACACCCCTTGTTTTTCGGGTTCCCTTTTGTCTGTTTCGAGTTTTTTTTGCTCTCTACCTAGCTCTCTCGTCCTGCTTACCTCCTTATTCAACAATTTAATCAACTCCTGTTTTTCATCTTTTTTCTTCCCGTCTAAACCTAGAGTTTCATTGATGAGTTCTTGGACTTTTCCTTCTGCAGTCAATTGTTCTAGAGTGAGGCCGTTAATTTTTTCTTTTAATGCAGCTTGTTCTTCTTCATTGAAATCTACAGATTCTAGAGAATTAATCCTACTTTTGATTGAATCTGCAATTTGCTTATTTGTGTTAAGGTCTATTTTTTGTAAGGCAATTGTTTCTGCCAACTCCGCTTTTTTAATAGCTGTTAAATTTTTTCTAAATTTATCATTAGCCATTAACTTTTCTTCTTTAGATAGTTCTGTAGCTCTTAATTTTGCTATATCTATAGCAGATTTTAATTCTTCCTTGGCTAAATCCCCTCTGATCTTATCTATTCTTTGAATTTTGGTCCCTTGACTCAAAACCTTTTCTCTTACTGCTGCTCGTAAAAGTTCTTCATCTGCTAAATTAGCACCTTGGACACCCTTCCGCGCCCCTAAGATATCCGATTTATTTTGTTTTCTTTGTGCTTTTACTTCATCAGGTAAATCTAGACCGCTATCTTCTGCCTCTTTTGTCGCCCTATCTACATTAATGATGTTTCGAATTTGTTCAGGAGTTAATTTTGCACTTACTAGGTTCGCGCTTTTTTGAACATCGAGGTTCGCCCTCGCGGTTGCCAAAGTCTCTACAAAATCCTCAATAGCATCGGAATCAAATTGTTCGCCTTCCCCTCTTGTATCTTCCAAGGTATTTCGAGCTTCGTTTAGAACGTTATTAGAAACTCCCGCTTCTAAAGCCTGTCTTATGGATTCTTGGAAACTAGCTTCAAATTTGTCATCTTGAGTACCTTTTATGTTTCCTCCAAATCTATTTACTAGCCCCTTCGTTCCACCAAACATAGCAGTTAATGGATTGACAGCTAGACCTATATCTTTAAGTCCCTTCATGCTGAAAATCGACCCTCTTTCAGCGTCCATCCCTATACCAAGCTGCTCTCCTTCTAATTTAGATCTCTTGTTTGCTCTGTCTCTATTTCTTTCTTTAAACTCCTGTGGTATTTTTAATGAAGATAATTTTTTAGAAGCCGAGGCAGCGCTATCTGCTAATTCCTCTTGCATATCAGCGGCTTGCTCAGTTCTCCCACTGATATAATCCATAGCTTTACTGACTGCGAATGCAGCAGTCGCAGCAGCTCCTACTGGTCCAGCAAATCTTAAAAGCGCTCCACCTACTTTTGTCAAAGCTCCTGTTACTTGTAAACCTACACCTTTCCTAACAGACAAATTTCCCCCAAGGCCAGTAAAACCACGACCCTTCAAAGTTTGAGCTGTTGCCATGTTTCTTACCCCAGAGTCTACTATTCCTTGGCCTCTGCCCATAACACTCTTTCCAAACCCCCCTGTAGCAAAACTTCCTATCCCACGGGCAGTTTTAGCAAATCCACCAAAAGCTTGCGCCGTCATAGCTGCGCTAATCACTACATTTAAAGCCGTCAAGCTTGCAGAGACAGCTTTATTTTTGTCGGTTACTTCTCCCAATACCCCACTAAGAGCAGACATACCTATTTGTACCGCAAATAACTTAGTAAGAAAATCTCCACTAATTGCGCCGCCATCATTTCCAGTAGATCCCTTTGATCCCTTAGCAAAGTTAGGTATAGCCCCAGTAGGTTCGTCTCTAGTGTTAGTGACGGCTAACCCCATTGGGTTACCAGAATTTCTGAGTTTTGAATCTTGGTTTATGCGAATCTGATTTATTGGTAAGCCAGCGGCTTTTTCTCTTCCTATCGCATCTTGTAACCCGCCAGCAAAATTTGGCATGTATCCTCCAGCAAAATTAGGGAGACCCTGTTGCGTTCTCAAATTTCTTAATCCCCCGACAGTTACTCTGCCCCCCAACATTTGTTGAAGCTTCACAAATCCTACTTGTCCACCGTTTGGGCCTACAATCCCAGTCATTCTATTTCCTATTTCGCTCTTCTTAACTTGAGCGCCGAATTGAGTTGTCTCGAACTTCCCTTTGATTATTTTCCCATTTTTATCATAAACAGGAATTTTTTCTTTATATTGAGCTACCCCCTGACCACCGACGAGTATATCATAAAATTTTATAGCTGCACTCTTCGCTAAAGAAGCTGTAGCTTTAACTTCTGACCCCATTATTCCCTTACCTTTAGTGCCAAACATGTCGAAAAGCCCTTTGTCGTAAGGTAAATCTATTCTAGAATTAGAAGTCCTACTTGAGTAGTCCTTGAATTGGCTACTGCCCAAAACTCCACTTAAAGCCACTTCGAAAATACTTCCCGCCATCCCTTCAAAAGATCCTGGGTTAAACAAGTTTTTTAATTTATTCTTGCTGATGTTAGGTATATCACTTTTTGGAGCTAAGCTTTTTGCAAAGTCCATTGCTGTAGATGTAGAAGACGCAGATAATTTGTCCCTAATAGTTTTTATAGATAAAGGGCTTTTGTTCGTGCCTTTTGGTCCTAACTTATATT